TCGAATCAAGAATATATGCTCAACTATCCAGACAACTAGTAGATGCTTTGTTTGGTGAAAACCCAAGTACTTTCGGGACTTTAGAGCTAATGGGTAACACCATAGAATACAGTGTTAGTGCTGATGGCACTATGATTACATTAAAGATTACAGATGCAGAAGGGAATGTTACAGAGATTACTGTTCCTATCGGTTCTTTTACTTTCTAGTTGTTCAAGTCTTAGACATAGTTCTCTCTTAGATGAGAATGTTATAGGAGCTTATTCAAAGAAAAGACCAAGTACCGTATTAGAGTTACAGTCAGAGGAGTTAAAAAACTTAAGACCGGCTAAGCTTAAGCCGACTATTGCTATTTATCCTAATAGCTTCACAGACCTAACAGGGCAAAGAAAGAGTAACAGTACCTTTGCTTTATTCAGTTCTGCTATTACACAGTCACCTGATGCTTTACTTATCAGGGCTTTTAAACATGCTGCAGATGGTCAGTTTTTTACAGTTGTCGAGAGAGTAGGCTTAGATAACCTAACCAAAGAACGACAAATAATTAGAACAACCCGTAAGGACTTTGAAGATAATACAGAGTTAAACCCTCTTATCTTTGCAGGTCTACTGGTTCAGGGTGGAGTCATTTCTTATGACACAAACCTAAAAAGTGGCGGTAATGGTGCTAGATATCTAGGTATCGGCATGAGCCGCCAGTATCGTGAGGACACTGTCACAGTATCTTTACGATTAGTTTCTGTTAATACCGGAGAGATATTAATAGAAGTACTAACATCAAAGACTATCCTATCTGTAGGAGTCTCTAACGATGTCTTTAGATTCATTGAAGCTGGGACAGAGTTAGTAGAAATAGAATCTGGTGTTACACAAAACGAAAGTGTATCTATTGCTCTCCAGAAAGCGATAGAGACAAGTGTGCTAGAAATAGTACAACAAGGAATAGAGAGGAGATTTTGGAGTTATGAATAGAATAATTATATTGTTAGCTTTCTTAGGCTTTATGGTTAAAGCCGATAATGAAATATACATCAATCAAGTTGGTGCAACTTTAAACTTAGATGTTGAACAGCTAGGTGGTTCCAACCTTATTGGTGGTCTTGATGCTGCCTCAGGTCAGATGACTGCTCTAGAATTAGCTGGTAGTTCTATGACTTTAGACATCAATCAACTAGGGGATTCCAACAAATTTATCGGGGACATTGTCTTAGATTCACTAGTAGGTTTCTTTGAATTTGACGGTGATAGTAATATATTTGAAATTCAAGTAGACCCAACAGATACTTATAGTGCCGATGGTGGTAATTATAATGTTGACGTTACAGGGTCAAGCAATGAATTTGAATTAAATATTGCTACCAATGCTTTAGCAGAATACTTA